CCGCGGGAAGGAGAAGGGCAACTAAGAGCGCGATAATGCCTATAACTACAAGTAGTTCGACTAAAGTAAACCCCTTTCTCATTGATAAGGCTTCCACTCTGGATGGTTGCCCCATGTATCATTCCAGTACCAGCCCCACGAATCATACATGCCTCCATCTTGTTCTCGTACATTCCAGTCCCTATTGTATCGACCTATACCTCCCATAACTCCATACCAGCGATAGTTATTAGGGGCTGATACAATTGCTCTTTGTCTAAGCCAAGCTAAATCTCTATTGTTAGGACTTACTATTTTATCCTGATTAGTCGTCGGGTTCATGGCATCGGATGATATATTTATTGTATCCTCTTCTAGCCATCTTCTAAATTCTGCATGCGCATCTACAAAAGAAACAACAGAGCCGTTATTATGATAAACTCCCGGCCAGTCTTGAGAGAAAAAACTCTCACCATTTTTAAGTGTTGGTGCTACTCTAAAGTTTCCAGCGTTAATAGATTGCGGAGGCATTTCAATAAAAGTAAACAATTGGCTAGAGTTATTTACGTCATCGTAAGTGTGATGAACTTTATATTGAGTATCTGATAGCCAAGGCCATCCCGACCAGCCCCCAACGAAGAGATTTATACTATAAGAGCGCGGTCTATTTATAATTTTAGCGTTAACCGTGACAGTTGATTTGTCGCCGGGGCAATGGTATATACCCATTCCTGCATATGGTTTTAAAGGAGAGAAGAATAGAGGCCTGTCAGTTTGGCCCCACGGGCCGTTACCGCTCATACTGTCAGCAACCCACGCCCACATGCCGGTAGGCTCACCAGCCCAAGCTGAGGCGTAAGGAAACCTGTTTTCGTGGTCTCCAGCGAACTCTGCGTAAGCGAGGTTAAGTTGTCGTTGATTGTTGATGCATGCGGCCTGCCAGCCGGTTTGTTTGGCTGACGCTAGAGCAGGCAGCAGAAGAGCTGCTAAGATCGCAATAATGGCTATGACAACAAGAAGTTCAATTAAAGTGAACCCTCTGGTTGCTTTCGCCGCAGTCAGGGTTTTTGTGAGCACAATATATTTTAACGTTACCTATGGTAAAAAGATTCACCAAATTTTACACTAAAAAAGTGCCACGTGCTCTAATAAGTGTAATCATTAATAACATATGGCAACTAGGCGTAAGAAACCTAAAGTGACGGAAAAAATTTTGCCGATAATAGAAAGCAAGTATAAATTAAACTTTAAACATTTTGATTTAACAGATAAACAAAAAGATTTTTTACGAAAAGCGTTCGACGAAACAACAAAAATAATGTTTATAGCGGGCCCCGCAGGATGCTCAAAGACATTTATGTCAGTGTATTCCGCGTTGAGGCTTTTTAATGAAAATAATGATTTGGATATTTTTTATGTTAGAACTATCGTAGAAAGCGCAGACAGAGGGTTGGGGCATTTACCCGGAGATGTAGAGGAAAAATTTCATCCGTTTATGATGCCGTTAACCGATAAAATGCAAGAGATTTTAGCCAGCGATCAAATTAAAATGCTTACAGAAGAAAAAATTATTTCAGCGGCCCCTGTCAATTATTTAAGGGGGGCCAATTGGTCTAATAAATTAATCATTGCTGACGAATCTCAAAACTTTACGCTTAAAGAGCTTGTGACTCTAGTCACACGCATTGGAAAAAGCACGAAAATGTTCATTTGCGGAGACCCTCTTCAGTCGGACATTAACGGAAAAACCGGTTTTCGGACGATGTGGAAGGCCTTTAACGATAAGGAGAGTTCAGACGAGGGTATTCATTGTTTTGAGTTTACCAAGGATGACATTATGAGGAGTGAAATTTTAAAATTTATAGTAAATAAAATTGAAAACATCCCAAAAATTAAAAATATATAACAATGGCTAGTATATTTTGTCCTGACTGCGGAGCACGAGCCGTCTATACACTAAACAAACCTAAGTTTTGTCAAACATGTGGCAAAAAGTTTGGCGGAGACACAGCTACCGCCTCCACAGGCCCTGAAGAAGAAAAAGAGGAAGAGGTTCCAATGATTGAAAAGTTAGACTATTCGATTGAAATGGAGCCCAAAAATGTTACTTTGGGGGAATTATTCAATAATCCCCTCGATCCAAACGAAGTTGAAGCGCGCCCTTCTTCTTCCCAAGAATATAAAAAATTAACAAAAGAAGAGTTCCTTTCTAAGTCTATGGCAGAATGCGCGCCACGACAAGAGCCACAAATAAGCGAGGATGGAACAGAATGAAAACTACGAAGACAAATCGCAAGTAATAGACAACGAGATACGCAAAAGATATTACAAATGGCACCTTCACGCCATTGCTTGGTTCGACTTTGATGACGTAGCTCAAATTATTCGCGCACATATTTTCAAAAAATGGAATCAGTGGGACCAATCGCGTCCGCTGGAGCCATGGGTGAATAAAATCATTTCTAATCAATTAAAAAATATTTTACGTAATAATTATTCTAATTTTGCGCGCCCCTGTCTAAATTGTGAATATAACCAATCAAAAGAACAAGCAGAAGGACAGCTGGCAAGCTTGTGTGGGCTTACGCCTAGCGGGCTTCAGTGTAATGAATGTGAGCTTTTTGCCAAATGGGAAAAAACCAAGAAAAATGCTTATGATATAAAAATGCCCCTTTCTTTAGAGTTTCATGCTTATACCCAAAACACCGAACCCGAAGATCATTTTGACATTGGGAGGGCTACCAAGGCGTTGCATACTAGAATGAGGGGAACTTTAACTCCTCGTCATTATTTTGTATATAAAATGCTTTTTATTGACGGTATCAACGAGGAGGAGGTTGCGCGCATATTGGGCTATAAAAGTAACGAAAGGGGTCGAAAGGCTGGCTACAAGCAAATTAAGAATTTAAAAAACCAATACAAAGTTATGGCGAAGAAAATAATTCAAAAAGAGGATATTTTTTATGAATAAGTATTTTTTAACAAAAGAGGAAAAGGGGCGTGCCTTACAGCTTTTTAAGGAGCTCGATGGAGATCTTAATGAAGCCACAAAAAAATTGTTTGAGGATCCGAACGAGAAGGGGAGCACCATCAGGGGGCGCGCCTTGAGAAAATTTTGGGTTGAAAAAGGTTTTGAGTATCGCACCAAAGTAAAGAAAAAAAGTAGCAAATACTTCTTACAGGACAACGAGAAAGACTTTGTGCACAGACACTATTGTGCTGAAATGACAAAAAGAGAGATTGCGCAATTATTGTGGACCGAGGAAACCAATAATAGGGGTTTTTATGAGAGCGCAAAATTTATCGCGCTGTCTGATTTTATTAATAAGGAATTTCCCAATATAACCAATTTGCGAGACGAGATAACCGGAGATCGTTATGCCCCTCCAAAGATTATGACAACTGTTATTAAAAAAGTTAACAAGGTTGTTTTCAAGGAGTTTGACATTGAGAGGATAAGTGTTGCGGACAAAAAATGTTTAGAAAGATTATTAACTTATCTTTCGGCCCCTCGCTTCATTCAGGTGATCAACGCTTATGGAACAAAACAAAACCGCGAACTTTTAGAATCCGAATATATTAGGTCTACATGGGATAAGCCAGACTTAACAGCAGATGAATTGAATTTATACATCAATGTATGCATGGACTATATTAATCTTAAGGAGATTGAACAACAAAAACAAAAACTTAATTTAATGTTTGATGATACAGAGGGGCAAAATGATTTGACAATGCGCCTGACAGAAATGCTTAAAACTAAATCTGAAGAATATAATCAATGCACAAATAGGATAGATAAAATGATTGCAAAGCTAAACGGAGAAAGAGCGAAAAGGATATCCAACCAACAACAGAGAAACGCTTCTGTTTTATCATTAGTACAGTTGTTTCAAGAAGAGGACGAAAGAAAACTGATGATCAAAATGGCGGATATGCAAAAAACGTTAGTTAAAAAAGAGGCGGATCAGCTAGAAGAAATGGTTGATTGGAAGTCTCGAGTTTTAGGAATCAGTAAACGAGAGGTAATATAATGGAAAGAGTCTGCAAAAAAATGTTTCGCTGTGCGGAGTGCAAGAAGGAGTTCGAGGGGAGGGGGTCGTTGCATAAACACCTAAAGCAGCACGGCCTATCTTTAGCAGAATATTATACCCTTCATTATCCACGGGCGAATAAACTCACCGGAGAGCCGTTGCCGTTTAAAAAATTTGAAGAGTATTTTGAGAGGGATTTTTCCACAAAGCAACAGCTTAGAAAGTGGTGCAAGAGCGCCCCCTCTTCAGAGGTGGGCAAATATATTTTGTCGTTAATGGAAAAAAGACAACTCAAAAAAGAAAGGCCCTACGCTCCGTTTCACCTAGAAACTAAAAGCTGTTTTTTGCCAGACATAGATATCTACAAGAAAATATTTGGTAGCTATAATCAGGCCGCAGAAAGAGTGGGGCTGCGCCCACTTTATTTCAAAAAATTACCCAAAGGATTTTTTTCACAAGCGTTACCAAGGGATCTTACTATTGCCATAGATACTCGAGAGCAAAAACCCTTATCTTTCGATTGTCACCAAGAAAATTTAAAACTAGAGGTTGGGGATTATGTTGCGATTGGAGAACGATATTCTTACACTTATGTAGACCGGAAGGCAGGTTCGGATTTACACTCGACATTGAGTAATGCAAATTATGAACGCTTCAAAAGAGAGTTGGGGCGTGTGCGGGAACTTGATTCTTATTTATTTGTGGTCATTGAATCTACACCGCAAGAAATGATCAAAGCAAAGAGGGCCTTCAAAAGAGGAGGTAACATCGAGTTTATTTTAAAGAGGTTGCGAGATTTAAGTTATGAGTTTGAGGGTCATTGTCAGTTTTTGTTTACAGGCAGTCGCGCCATTTCGGCTGAAATTATCCCGAGACTTCTTTGCGCGGGGAAGGATGTTTGGGATACGGATATGCAATATTTTTTAGATCATGAGTTGGATAGAAGGAACACAGCGTAGACCTCCTCAGCGATTTCGCTCTAATGGCGACTTGGCACAAATGGAGGGTTTTCTGGAAGAGCATGAAGCAAAACTTGCATTGTATGAGTTTCTTAGAAATAATATTACGTTTGCGACCGAACTTTTAATGGGGATTAAATTGTTTCCGTTTCAACACATGGCCGTTAAGGGGATGTTTGAGACGGATTATTTTCTTGGAGTTTGGTCTAGGGGAATGTCAAAGTCTTTTACGACGGGTATTTTTGCTGCACTAGATGCGATTTTAAATCAAGGTGTTGAGATTGGCATTTTATCCAAATCTTTCCGACAAGCCAAAATGATTTTCAAAAAAATTGAAGACATCTCTATGCACCCAGATGCCCATTTTTTCAAACAATGTATAACCAAAGTTTCTAAAACTAATGATGAGTGGTTAATGGAAATTGGTACGAGCCGTATTCGAGCTTTGCCTTTGGGGGACGGCGAAAAACTTCGCGGGTTTCGTTTTCATAGAATCATTATTGATGAGTTTGCGCTGATGCCCGAAAGAATTTATAACGAAGTTATTGTTCCATTTTTGTCTGTAGTTACCAACCCAACGCAACGTGACGATTTAGATAAACTTGAAACCCAGCTGATAGAGGAAGGTCGCATGGAAGAACACGAAAGGCACATATGGCCCGGCAACAAATTGATTGCACTTTCTTCGGCCTCTTATAAATTTGAGTATCTCTATAAACTGTATCAGCAATTTGAGTTTAATATTACACGTGAAGAACAAAAGGATAGTGCGTCTAGGTGCATTATGCACTTTTCATATGATTGCGCCCCTCAGCAGTTATACGATCAAAATTTACTCAACCAAGCCAAATCAACAATGAGCCAATCTCAGTTTGAGAGGGAGTTTGGGGCTACATTCACAGATGATAGCGCTGGATACTTCAAGACAAGTAAAATGGCCCTTTGCACTGTGCCGGACGGAGAACTACCTTCTATTGAAGTCAAGGGGGGGATTGACTCTGAATATATATTAGCCTTTGACCCGTCGTGGTCCCAAACGGAAAGCTCTGATGATTTTGCAATACAAATATTAAAATTAAACGAAGAGCAACAAAGAGCTACGTTGGTTCACAGTTATGCCTTGGCGGGCACATCTTTAAAGCATCATATTAGATATTTTTTATTCTGCTTGGAGAATTTTAATATTGTGGCTATATGCGGCGACTACAATGGTGGGGTACAGTTTTTACAGGCGTGTAACGAAAGCGAAGCTTTCAAACATAAAGAAATCAAACTAAAGCAAATAGAAGTGCCTTTCGATAAACCTGAGGAGTATCAGGAGAACCTGCGCCAGTATAAACAGCAATACAACAAAGGAGACAACAAGCACGTCATCCTAAGAAAACCTACGAGCAGCTGGATACGCCAAGCAAACGAATTACTACAAGCCAACTTTGATCACCGTCGGTTACTTTTTGCCAGCCAAGCTATTGATGATCAATATACAGCACAAAAGAACAAAATGATACCTATTGAGGAATTAAAGTTCTTGCGCACCTCAGAATACGACAAGCAAAACAAAGGGGCTAAAATGATCGATTTTATCGAACATCAAGCCGACATGATGAACATGACAAAAAACGAATGCGCCCTCATACAAATCACCACTACCGCACAAGGCACTCAAACTTTTGATTTACCTTCTAATCTAAGGAGGCAGACTGGCCCCGATAAAGCCCGAAAAGACTCCTATTCAGCTTTGGTCTTAGCTAACTGGATGACAAAAATCTATTTTGATTCGCAAAAACAACCCAAATCGACTATAATAGAAACATTCGAACCAATGTTCGTAAACTAACTTTTTGACTTTTGAAAGTCACTTTTAATTAAATCAGTGTAAAATTTAACATGGCCACGCGGAAATATACAAAAAGATCAGACTATTGGAAAAAGTTTGAGAAAAACTTTCAGTACCCCAACAATCCTTACGAAAGCCTCGCTGGAAAGGAGGACTATGAACCCCAGCTACTGGGAGATTCTTTTTACGATTATACGTCAGAAGCGTACAACCGCAACTCTAACCCTATGGGGGGCGGCAGCGGGTCTACTGATCGACGTAGAAATCAAATCGCTACTAATCCGAAACTTTATGCGTACAACAATATTCGGTCGGGGATGCTCCCTTATGAGTATGCGTTCGATGGGGTTAATGTTAGAGATGCTATTGAGTTGTGCCAAAAAGCATATTGTAATGTAGCTATTTTTCGCAATTCTATTGACATGATGGCTGATTTTGCCAACTCCCCTCTTTATCTAGAGGGGGGGAACGAAACGTCTAGACGGTTTATTAATTCTTGGTTCAAGAAAATAGGGGTTTGGGGGTTGAAGGACCAATTTTTTAGAGAGTATTATAC